ATTAGCCAATTGTTTTCTGCCTGTCTTGTCTTGAGGTGTATTTGATTCCCAATGCCTTACAGCTCCTTTCCAATCTTTCATCTTATTTCTTCCAACTCTCCATCCGTTGCTAGTGTAATAGCTATGGAACTTCATACTGTCTACACTGTTATCTCTTTCTATGCAATAAGCTTCAATCTCATCTATACTAGGCTCAACAAACCTTTTAATTACAGGCTTCTTTATTTCATTCTCAAAACCTGCTACATCTACAGGGCTAATACCCTCAATATTATATACATCATACTTGTCTAATAGCTTTATAACTGATTGATGAACTCTTGAGTTTTCGTTTAATGTTCCATACTGAAAGTCAATAAACTTAGGTATGAACCACTTGTTGCCCTTATCAAATATTTTAATCTGACTTGCAAATACTTTTGCTGCTTCTTTTAAACTTACCTTGCCACCTGTTCTTATAGATGCTACTTCAATATCAACATCCCATATTCCTGCGTGATTACAATCATCTAGTATATACAACCATAGTAGCTTGTGTTTAGGTAGTAGTTCTCTTATAAAACCTTTTTTCCATTTGTCTGTGTCTGTCATTCTCTTTGCCATATCTATTTATTTTTTTGCGTAGCTAGTTAAATACTTATTTACTAATGCTCTATGCTTCATTGAGCCATCATAATTATCTGATACATCTTCATATTCAATATCATTAGAGTCATCATCTTCACTTTCTAATAGAACTATATCACTATTGCAATCAGGACAAAACTTATATCCATCGAACTTACTTTCTGTTAAGCTGTTAAAGCCACAGTAATAACAAGTCTCATTACCATACTCATCAACTATAACCTCTGAGTCGTCCATATCATCAGCATACCAATAGTCTTTCTTAGCACCATTAAAGTCTCCCCAATCATAATCATTCCAATTTTTCTTTTCCTGTTGGTACTCGTACTTATTACAACCTAACTCATTGATTATCTTATCAACCATATTCAAGCAGTTGTTTGCATCATAAAACTCTACAATCTCCTCATCTGAATGAGGTGCGTAATAACCACAACTCATATTAGCTACACATACACCAATACCATTCTCTGCTAATTGACCTACATCTGTTATTGCACCTGATGTTTCTGCGTAACCATACTTACTTAATATAGGAGCTATACTCTTACTAAATGCCTTGCTGAATAGTTTGCCTGATATATTGTTTACAAAGTCCTTAGAACCTCTCCTGTCGCCCTGTAAGCAATATCCCACATCTTTAAACCAATCCATATCTGCAGCTCTACTACCTACACACCCTACTTCTTCAGAGTGAAAGAACGCACATTTAATATTGTCTTTAGCAATTAGCATCTCAAGTGCTAACCATATACCTACCTTGTCATCACCACCTACACCTACTTGCTTACCTGACTCAGAGTTAAATGCAAATAAGCAGTTATCATCATCAAATACTTTATAAAATTTATGTATGTCGTGTACTGTATCTGTGTGTGCAACCATACAAGGGTATACATCTGCTGTACCTTTGGTTACATATATGTTGCTATCTTTAATAACAACCTCTGCATCAGGAGCATTTTCCCTGCAGAATTTATGGATATAAGATATCATATCAAATTCATTACCACTTGTGGTTTGAACTGATAAAGTATCAATTAATAATTTTTTCCTACCTAATAAAAGTTTGTTCATAAGCGTTTGTGTTTTAGTGAATAGTTAGTTGTAAAAGAAATGGGAGGCTCAAGAATTAACCTGACCTTTGTACTTCCTCCCAAATCTATAGTGAATTTAAGTAAGTGCTTCAGTTTACGATTGAACCTGTTAAGGTTGTGCAATGTTTGCTCACACTTATTACCCTTAAATTCTATACAAAGATACGAATAATATTTAGAACTACCAAATAATTTAGTAGTTATTATAATATTATTTAGAAAGGCAAGTCATCATCTTCTTTAGGCTTGTCTGCTGTAACCTCTTTTGGTGGCTCATAAGTATTCTCATAAGCATAATGAGTTGCTCCTTTTTCAGAAGGCTCTCTCCTTTCTGCTATTGTAATATTTACCCAACCTTTTTTAGATAGTTTCTGCAAATCTTCTACTTTAAAACTTGCATTAAATAATTCTCCATACTGTGTAGTAATTTTTTTTATACTACTTGCTACATAATTTTTTTCTGACATTTTTTTTGAATTTTTAATTTATAATTGTTTTTTTTCTCTATTAATTGCTCTAATCTCTCTGACAAAGCATCCATCTTTCTTTCTACACTAAGTATTTCGTGTATATAATAGTTGTCATCTTCTACAAGTAATGATTCTATTTCGTTAAAATTCTTCTTATAAGACTTTAATATACCCACAAATATATCGTGTTGATTTATATTATGCAAAACAGTTGCGTGATGTTTATTAATAATTTTTGCTATTTTAGAATTATTAAGACCAAAAGTATTTTTAAGCAAACCACAATAAAGCCTTCTTGCATCTACTACTTCTCTAACTCTTGATTTTGATTCGATTCTGTACCACTCTAAATTATATCTTTTACTTATTTCAGATTTAATTTTATCGTGTCTTTCTTGAGTTAATTCCAATTTATACCTACTCATTATAACTTACTCCTTTTATTGACTCTACACCTTTAAAGTTTTCTTCTCCTTCAACTATAATAACCTCATCTTTTAAATCTACCTCTATAATATCTATAATATCTTTGACGTGTATATTTAAAAATTGTGCTAGTCTTTGCATTTGGTAGTACCTTAAGTGATAAGGATTATCTAAATATTTTTCTATCGTTGAACCTTTAATATTTAATATCCTACCAAATCTTTGTTTAGATATACCTCTTATTCTTAGGATTGCTTCAAGCTCATTTCTTGAAGTTCTTACTTTTTCATAATCATTTTTCATTTTAATATTCTTTAATGTTAAACATTCCATTCTTTCTCATAGCTTCATACTGATGCTTAGGGTCTAAATGTATTTCGTGTTCTTTTATGTGCTTAATAATTTCATCTGCTTCTTCATCATCTAAATCACTTAAAGATTCTATTATATTTTCTTTTTCTGAGTCAGTTATTGATGTGAAATGCAGGAGGTTCTCAATGTAATTTAATTTCCATACTTCTGCTTCTAATGGCTTTCCATCAAGAACCTCGTCCATCCAATCCATTAGTCTACAATTTCATCTTGACCAAATACTCCTTGCTCATAGAATCCTGATAGCTTTAATACAGCTCTACTCATAGCTCTCTTTTCTGCCATAGCTACAGGAAACTTCTTACCACCTCCCATTAGATTAGCATCTGACGCTTCTCCAAATGTCATTACATTTCTTACGTCGTGCTCTCCATCACCTATTCGCATACTTGCAGTTGCTCTCAGAACTACCCATTCAGGTGTCATCATTACAGGCTCATAGGCTACTTGTATGTTTTGTTTAGATACAATCTTGTCTATGCCTGTTCTTGTGATAATTACAAATCCTCTTTTGTCTTTGTAAACATCTTCTTTAACTAATCCGTTATCTAAGAATAATCTTTTTAGAGTTTCTTCTTTTGTTTCTTTTACTTCATTCGTGTTTTCAACTTTTTTCATTTTTAAATTACTTTGGTTATTATTGTGATATTGTTCTGCAATATCGGTTAATGTATTAATCTCTTGTGATTGCATCTGCTCTTGCATTTGCATAAATTCATCTTTCATTCTTCCCATAGATTTATATTGTATATTCAACAATATTAGCTAGTCTTGGAGTCCCATCTGATTTTTTATACCTAGTAGGTACACTTGAAGGTTTTGACTCTATGTTGTAACCTTTCTTTCTTAAGGAATGAATGATGCTTGATAATCTATAAGCACCATATTGATTAATAGCTTCTTTTTGTGTTAATCTTCTACCATCTTTTAAGTGTTGTAGAATATCACTCGTTTGTGTTTTTTTCATTTTAAAATAGTTTAGTTAAACTTATACTCTTTCTGAATTATCTGCAACAGAACAATCTCTCGAACAGTATCTCGTTTCGTCATCTATCTCGTCACCACAGAAGCCACAATTATATCTTTCTTCTTCAGGTGTCTCAAACCAATCATCACATTCATCACATATGTAACCCTCAGGTTCTGTGTGTTCTTTACATTTATAGCATATTCCACTATCTGATATTTGTGCTTCACAGCAGTAGCTTACTTCATCTTCTTCGTATGTTGAATTGCAACAAGGGCTTGTTAAGTTTTTTGACATTGTGTTTTGAGTTAAGTTAGTAGTTAGTCTGTCTTAAATTCTATGCAAAGATACAACTATTTTTTAAACTACCAAAATATTTACAATGTTTTTTACAAATAATATATAAGTTCTTTTATATTTAACCTAGTCTTTAGCTTTATCTTTATCTTTGTCTTTATCTTTAAGCGTATAGAATACCCTGTACAAAGGGTTATTAAAGGGTTTAATTTATGAAGGCCATATGATTACTAACATTAAAAATAATGTGTTAGTCTAGCCACCTGTCCACTTTCTCTTTCGTGTAAAAATGCTTCACAAGCTTTTGGAGCACCACAGAATCCTTTTCTTGAGTGCCAACTATCTGAAGATGATGGGCTTCTCATATATTCTACAGTAACTCCTATAAAATCTTTAGCATCTAACCACTTATGTTTAACCTTATGGTGTATATGATGTAAATACCAATACCTATGAGTGGTTTGAGACCAGAGTAATGGTTTCTCTTGTGCCATCAACAAGGGTAATTTATCCATCTTAGCACCATCTCCGTGTTCTAGCCCTATAAGATTATTACCATATTGATAATATTTTCTATTTGCAACTGAAATATCAAAATTAACATCATTAGCTTTTCTAAACCAAGATTTTAACGTATGTGCTAAATGGAATCCACTTTGGTAGTCGTGGTTACTCATTGAGTGTAAAACATCTACAGGAGCTATCTCTCTTAACATCTCTATTACTTTAACATATAGCATTAAAGCAATCTCATAATGCTCCCACCACTTTCCATCAGTATCTTGATGTGTTCCTTTGGTTGTAGTATTATATACATTGTCTATATGTAGAACGTCATTACCAATGCAAAATAATATTCTATCTACATCAAAGCCTTTAGATTTATCTATAAGTCCTTGTACGCCCTCTAAAACCCTCATAACAGCAGTTTCACAGTCATAAGCTTCTCCTGTTTCTAATTCATTAGCATATTTGCCTATATGAATATCTGCAGGATTTATAACTAAAAGATGAGTTCCTTTTTTTCTTTTTATTTCCTTATAGTCAGGCGAGTACCCTTCTATAAATTTATTTACATTGTTAAATATTTGATTTTCATCTAATCCACAATCATCTTTAGTTACTATAGAGAACCTATATTCTCCACTAGCAGACTGCCAATGCTTAACAGACACTACATCTTTTTTATCTATACCTCTTTCAGATAGATGCGTATCTAGTGCTGTATTATCATTTATATTGTCTACTGAATTTGCTCTGTATTTATAGATAAGGTTTTCCTCGTCTACAGATAGTCTTAATCTTCTTCCGTAATTTTTCATATTCAAATTTAATAAAAAAACAATCTTATAAAAAAAAAGAGTGAGAAGTTATTAACCTCTCACCCTTAACTACTAACTATCCAACCTGAAAACACTCAAGAAAGGACTGTAAAAATAGTAAATTATTTTAAATAACAAGTGTTATTTTTGTGATTTTGCCACATCAGCAATTCCTTGACCTAATATTAGGGTTAAAATAGCATAGTAAAGATTAGTTGCAGTAGCTTCATCTACCCCTAAGTATGTAACTAGAGCAGGAACTACAACCGAAGATATAGCATACCAAAACTTTTTACTTTTTACCATTTGCCCAATAAGGAATTTTTCTAAAAACTTTTTCATTTTATTTATTTTAATTAATTATTCAATTATTACATCAGATTCAGCATCAGGCTCAACATCAGTTCCTTCTGCATTTCTTGCATAACCTAAAAACGAATGTACGCAATCTTTTGGGAATATCTCATTAATTCCAAAGTCATATTCTTCCTTAGTCATTAAGTCATAGAATACTCCAGGATAATATACAGGTGGTGTTATCTCGTGTCCATCAGGGTCATACGTTCCTGGTATCTCTACTATCTGACCTATATAGACTATAGCTTGAGTTCCATTAATGTAAACATCTTGACTTACTCCTTCTTCAGTTACTACTTCATAAGTACCTTTAGCAAGTAAATCTGCATCTCCTTGTGCTTTGTCTGTGTATTGTAATTTATATATGTTCATTTTATTATGTTGTTAATGTTGCTAATTCTGAGTCTGATAATGCTGTTTTAAATATTTGTAGTTGTTTTACTTTGCCTTCAAATGGTAATGCCCCAGCATAACTTGAAAACTCAAGTTGATTTGTTCCTGACAAAGCAGATACGTTAAAATCAGTATCAACTTCTGTACCATTAATCCATAAAGCACAATCATTTTCTTTGTATTTAAGCGCTATTTTATTAAAATTTGTTTGGTTGTAAGTTGCAGGTGAAACTACATTACCATTTAAACCAACAAAACCTTTTATAGTATTTGCTAATATATCCCATTCAACACTAACTCTAGTTGTTATCGTACCATCTGATAGTGTTATACGACAATCTGCACCATTTTCAAATGTAGAGGCTTCAATAAACAAAACACCCTCCTCACTATTTATCAAATCACTAATTCCTGTCTTTTCATATGTTTCTTGATTTCTAGTTACTGTTGAACCTGATGTTGGAATATAAGAAGTTTCGTAAGAACCTTGTTCTAATTGTGCGCCCCATACATAAATATTATCTCCACCTGTTCCTGTACTTACACCGTCATCAGCAACTTCAAATTTTATTTTTGACATATTTGTAGCATCAAACGTGTATTCTATTTTCCACCAATCATTACTAAAAGATGTTGTAGTAACTGTTGCAGTTCCACTTCCTACATTAACACTACCATCATCTAAATTTATCCATCTAGTGATGTTTGAACCAACAGTCATATTTATCCATATATAAATATAATCGTGGTTTCCTTTTTTAGCAAATACTGAGAATGTATGTGTTGTAGCACTTGGACTAACTGCAAAACTTATCTTGCCATCTGTGCCACTACTAGAGCCTGTTAGTTGTAGTTTTGTAGCGTTTTGTGTGCCATCAGGACTAGTTATAAAGTTGTCAGTTGCTTCTATACTACCTTCCGTTGTCCATTGACTAAAATCTTCACTATAAGTAACTAAATTAGTCCTCATTGGCTCTACTAATAAACTAGAAGTACCATCTGTATAATCTACTCTTGGTAAGTTGTTTACTGTATATTCTTTTATTGATACGTTGTCAACATAAAAATTTAAAGAATTTTGAGATAAAATGCTTATATATGATGCACCTGTACTTGTTGCAGTTGCTTCATAAGTAATATTAGTCCATTGACCTGCTATTACTGTTCTTTCAGTAAATACACTGACATTAGTATTGTTTAAACCTGATTTAATAGAATCTCCACTTACTGAATATATCCATAAAGATACTGTATATTGTAATCCACTTGTTAAACTAAAATTATTCGGAGAAAATATACCTTCTTGTGTTGCATCTGCTATTATTTTCCAACTATAAGTGCCTGTATGACTTTGTTCTGTTGATTGCTCTGAAGTAGTTGGAGTGCCAAAATTATTCCAATCACTATTTAATTCAAAATCTCCATTAACCACCTCCTCACTACCTAACAACGCTACATCTTCTACTAAGCCACTAGGATTAACTCTAGTACCTAATGTTGCTCTAGTCATTGTTATTGGCTGAGGTACAAATCTTGTACCTGCTGTACTATAACCTAATAGATTATCTTCTTTTATTGCCCAATTATCATT